GTCTAATGTTGTTTTGTCATCAATAATTCTAGGCATGTAATTTACAGGTTTGTCTGTCTACCTGCATAAGTTACATCACCTGATGTTTGTATTGAACTTCTAGCAAGTAAAGTAGGTGACCCTGCTCCATAGTTAGGTGTAGACAAATTAGTTGGAAATAAAAAGACTACATTTCTATTTAGATTAGGATTATCTCGTAATGAAATTGCCAATCCTGCTTGAGATTGCAGTTGATTTGATGTTACTAATCCAGGAACTTTTTGATAATTGTATGCTACATTAGCATTGTTCTTTGCAATGGTTCCCATGATTAATCCTTTAGTGATTTAATAAATCCGCCTTCCGGATCTAGGTATTTGCCCTGTCCTGGTACTGGCCTATTATGGCCCGCAGGTGTTATTGGACTTCGTTTGGTATCGTATGTTGCATCTAATCCAAAACCTTGTACGATATTGCTAGGATCACGCCCATCCATGCCACCCTCGTTGTATACTACAGTTTCATAGGAAATATCCATTTTAAGTTCCATTGTGCCAGCACCGTCGGCATATGCATAGGTGTCGTGATCGAACTTAGTAATAACTGGATTGATTAATGTGTATGCTGTGAAGTTATGTCTGTTAAAACCAAATACAGTAATGTTTCTAAAGAATGGTTGTTTAACCTGTTGCTGAGAATCTGCAAAAGATTCTCCTATATAACCCCAATTATTGTTTCCAGTTAGGCTAGCGTCATAAATGTTTCTTACATTATAGTTTTGATTTGCAGCGCCAGCGCCCGGCTGACTAGGCTCTACTTCAGCACCAGTAGCACCTTTGAATACTCTTAGGTTAGTGCTGTCTTTGTAATAGTAAGAATAATATGCATCCCACATTTTTGTAATCATATTCAATCCATCATCGTGAAAAGTAATGTTGATAGGATCGTAGTTTATTTTAGTCTGTACAATTCTTTTTCTATTGTATTGATTCAAATCATGTGTCTTGATATTGAATGAGGGTAACTTTACTGTTTTAACTAATAGACCAAAATTATCCCCGGAGCCTATGTTTCTATCATAGACTGCGGGGTTAATATCAAAAAAAGTATGAAATAAGAACTTGAACTTAGGAGCGAGATCATACGAACCAGATCGAAAAATTTTCGATGCATGGGTAAAATCTCTAAGGATAGTACTACCAAAGCTACCGCGTTGTAAGTTCTCAGCCCAATATGACATACTTTAACTATTAAGCGCCTGCAGCAGTAGCAGTACCGTCGAATACACGATCTTGTAGACCAGCTGCGCCAACACCAGTTGGGTTAGTTGTATCATTTGGTGTAGACATTTGAACAGCGTTGTCGAACTGAATCGTCAATGCAATTTTAATGTCTTCTGATTGACCATAGTTCAATGCGTTATAGTTAACACTTTCAACATAGCAACCAAGTAGTTCCCATCTTTCTAGTACCACTGGAACGTTTGTTCCGTTACCACCGTCAAGAATGTCGATTTCCATAATGAACTTATAGTCACTTGCAGAAGCAGCACTAGATTGTTCTATGAAGTCCAATTGCTTTTGCAACTGTTCACCAACGGATCTAGAAACAACACCGGATGCATCATCACGAATGTTAACTGTCAACGGTTGCCATGTGTGCTTACCTGCCATGTAAATCGTAGAGTTGTACACTGGAAGAGTGATTTTAGCAAACTGAACGTTAGGACGTGAGCAATCTACAACTTGGCGTGTTAACTCTAGTGCATCACTAGCACCAAAGTTTAAGAATGAAACCCTAAATCTGTATTGCAGTTTGGGCATCAATAGAGTTTGATTTCCATTGTTCATGTCGCTAGCGGACATGTTAATCAATGATTGAGAGGCTATTGCCATTTTTATTTCTCCTGTTAATATTATTTATCTTTTATTAGTAAGCGCCCATTTAAGGGCGCTTCACTTAATAAATTATGCCCCTGATAGTTCACCTGTATTCAATATACGCACTGGTATATAGATGAATTCAGCTGCCTTAACAGGTTCGATTGCAACGTCAACCCACAACTCGTTTCTATCGATACGAGCCGGTGTGTTATTGCTTTCATCGCAAACTACTAGATAGTCATAGATACCGCGTTTTGCAACTAGGTCTAAGCACAATGACTCGATAGTGTTGGCAATCTGTCCTCTAGTAAACGCATCGTTAGGTTCGAACACATATGGACGACCTGCTAATGTTAACTGTCTACGCATGTAAGCCACTAAACGAGCAACGTTAGTTCTGTCAAGTGCAGAGCTTGAATTGAAGCTTGTCTTGTTACCGTAGTTCAATAGACCTTGACCAGTGAAGAACACTAGTGGGTTTATGAAGTTCACGTATAGAACATCACGAATACCTAAGCGAGTCTTAATCACTTGGAATTCACCAGTTGTTCTGTTGACATAACCAATGTTTGCGGCGTTATCAATAATACCACGACGTGTACCTGCTGCTGCTAACCAAGGATAAGCAATAGTGTCGTTACGTAAGAATGTTCTCAACATCATGTGTGATGGGGGAACAGCAACTAAGTTACCACTCAAGTCACTTGTGATACCACTTGGATAGAACAGACCTAAGTATGTGTTACGATTTACACAACCTTCTTCACCTGTGCTTAGTGCACCTGCTGCATTAGTTGCCCATGCTTGAATGTCAGTAGCACTATCAGATAGTCCCATTGGAGTGTCACCCAAGATGTAGCCTGTCTCACCGCGATCAGCATTCAATACAATCATGTTAGGTTGTAGTTCTGGATAGTTAGGTGTAGCCATCAAGTTAAAGAAGTTATCTTCATCACGCAAGTCAGTGTTAGTGTCAATTGCCGCACGTAGTGCTTCGACAACCATAGCACGTTGTGCCTTACGACCCATATACGGAGATCCATTAGATTGTAAACCGCTTACTGATACCCAAGCATCTCTTTCTACTGGTAAAGACTCACCAGGGAAATTAGCATTGCTAAAGTAATTTGCCTTGAATTGTTTAACATTATATCCTGAACGGCGTGTGTTAAACAATAACATACCAGTTGGATACAATGCATCATCAGGTGCATCAATATCTAGATAGTTACTTGTTAGTAAGCTAGCAATTGTTGGGATCGGATCCTCAGTTACTGATGTTGTACCGTTAGTTGCCCAACGTGCATCTGCAAATAACACACCTGTTGGATTTGTTTGGTCTGAGTTATCTAACAACACCCACTGACTTGCGCCGCCGACTGATTGCCAACGATAAATAACTGGATAATTTTCTAGATCGGCTGTGCTAATCCACAAATCACCAAAGACTAATGCAGTACCATCACTTTGAGTTGTTGGTTCAGTAGCACTTACGATTGGGCCTGCTGGATCAGTAGCATTTACACCTGTTGGAGATGGGAAGCCGTTCAAGTCATAGTTTTGATTCTTGTAGCCTCTCCATGCACCATTGAAGTTAATCATAATATCAACTTCATCAACAACGCTGTAGAACCAATTTTGGTTATTAGGAGGATTTGCTGCAGGAGCACCGTCATTTGAAGTATATGTAAATTCTACCCAATTAGACAATAGTACTCCATACACTGTAGCAGCATTACCGCTAATAAAAGTTAAACTAGTAACCCCGCCACTGATGTCAACCGATGTAACTTCTAATACTAAGTTGTTAGTACCGGTTTCGCCGCCTAAATCAGCTCCGTCAAACGTTACTAATTCACCTAGTGCGTATCCTGAACCTGCAGCATTAGGTGATGAATTTGCAAGATAAATTCCATATGATGTAGAAACCGTTATTTCTAAGCCAGTTCCGGAACCTGAAGTAGCAGATTGCTCTATGTTATTAAATGTTGTTACTGCCGAATTGTAATATTTTACATTGTCAGTAGTTCCTGCTATAAAACCGGCTTCTACTAAAGCACCGCATGACTGACCTTTGTTAGTACCAGATTCTAGAACATCGAATATAGAGATACTACCCCCTTCAGTGTGAGTAATTTGTATAGCACCTGAAGTTGCAACTGTTGCAGTTGTGTATGGAATGCCTGCAGTTGACCATGCAATTACAAAATCACTAGCATCAGCTCCCTCGTTGATAGTTACAGTGTACACTGTACTAGATGTACTAGAGTTAGGAGATGATACACTAACATACAATAAATAAGGACCAGTTGCATCTGGGCCTAGTGCCGAGAAATCAGGTGCAGTATTTGTACCTGTTACTACTGTAGGACCAGTAGCAGTACGCTTCCAAAAGTTAACAGGTGTAATCTTAGAAGAATTGTTAAAGTTATACTGACCATATATTGTTCCTGCAGGAATAGCTTGTCCACCTGTAGGATCTAAAGTTGCGTTAACTGCTTCATCAGATTGTGCTAATGCGATTTCTTTGGTTACCCAATCTTCAGTGATGTTACTCCATTCTTGTATGACCGGATTCAACCCAGTACCGCCTGCTTTCATCCATACAGAACCTGTAGGACGAGGGTACTGTTGACTAGATTGCCATAATGGTTGTTGTGCTGCAGTGGCCCATTGTAACAATGGTTGATAGTATGTTCCGGCATCGATTCCCATATCATCT